TAGAACCTCAAGTGAATAAAGCAATCAGTATCTTTGGAGACAAAGAAGCTGGAGGCATCGTATTATTAAAATCATTTAAAGAATACTATGAAGGTTATGAAGGATTCAAAGGTTATAAGAATTTGGTTGAAGAATTACTAGAACAATATCCTCTAGGGTATGAAATCATCGGTGAAAAAGCTGAAAAAGCATTTATCTCATTATTTAATCAAATATTAAAGACTAAAAATATTTTAGTAAGTTTTGACGATTTTAAAGGAAATGAAATCATAAGTGATTACGATTACCAGGACTATCAAAGTATATATTTAGGTTTATATGATAAGTATCGAAGAAATCGTGGGGCTGATGCAGAACAAATCAATGAAGAGATTGAATTTGAAATTGAACTTGTTAAATCGGTTGAAGTCAATATTGATTACATTTTAATGTTAGTTGATAAGTATCATGGAGAGCATACTGAAGATAAAGATGTAGAAATTAGAAAAGCAATTGATTCATCTCCATCATTAAGAAATAAGAAAGATCTAATTTTAAACTTCATTGCTTCATTAACTGTTGATGCCACTGTAACTGATGAATGGCGTGAATATATCGAAAATAAAAAAGCTGAAGAACTAGAAAAAATTATATCAGAAGAAAGTTTGAATTCAGAAGAGACAAAATCATTTATTGTCGAAGCATTTAGAAATGGTGAAATTAAAGAAACTGGAACATCAATTGTTAAAGTACTTCCACCTATTTCTATGTTTGGCGATAGTAAAGGTGTTAGTCGAAGCGAAAAGAAAAAGCATGTTCTTAAAAGATTAATCGAGTTCTTTGAAAGATTCTGGGGACTATAGAATGATATTTTCTGACTTGATTATGAACTTCAGGAGGTTTCGATAATGCACTCAAATAAGCTATATCATTATTCTAATGATGAAAGCATAGAGAGTATTATAAAAACTAAGCAAATATGGTTGAATCATATATCTAATTACAATAAATGTAATAATATCGAAATGTTTCTTGAACCGTATTACTTTGAAGTTGTAGAAAAACTTAAAAAAGAGCATCCAGAGAATATGTTTTATAAGCAATTACCTGACCAGTTTAAAAGCATTTATGCTGAAGGTGAAATTAAAGAGCTTATTGATTTAGTTTTTGAAAATAGCAGAATGAAAGAATATGATTATGAATTGAATGTTGGATATATCATTCCATTTGATGTTAAATGCTATATTTTGTGTTTATCAGCTGACATTAACAATTCATACTTGCAATCATACTATTCATTAGGCTCTGATCGGGTACTTGAATTTGATACAAATAAACTAATTAAATCATGTGAAAAACAAATAATTGAAAAAGTTCAAAAACTTGAAGATAATCAAGCCATAAGTAATTCAATAAAATTAGGAAATGTTATTAGAAAAAAAACACGACATAAAGATTATATATCTCTTAAGAAAGATTACATAGAATTCAAAGAAGTCATATATAAAAAAGAAGATAAAATAAACAAGATTAGAGAAATAATTAATTTCTATAATGATAGAATTGCTATCAGTATTTTGGATGTTGAGTATCATAAATATGTAAACTTAGTCATGTATGCGTTATTCCTTGAAGCGCTATTCTTTAAAGAAGAAGGATTTTATCTAGAACAAGAATCACGATTGGTCATTATGTGTCCGACTGCTATATTAGAATCACTGGCACCAAATAAAAATGTAATAGGAGAAAAAATTGCAATTCCTTTGGAAGACAGCATGGAAATAATAAACTTATAACTTTTTTCTATAAGCCTTCTATAATCATTGTGAATTCCTGTATAAGCAACGAAAAGAAATTAACCTTGATGATATGAGAATAAAACACCATACACTTTTGAGAGCCTAATAGGGCTATATCGTGCTTTGTGCTCATGGACAAAATTTGACATTTATGATAGAGTGTATTTATCGTGGAGTACTGGCTAAAAGTAAGCCTAGAAGTAATAGGAGTTCGAGTTGATCGGATTCCTTTTTCTTTTGCAGAAAGATTTGTAGTATTCAACTGGTAAGTCATTACAGTTTTGACATTAATAACCTAACAGTTGGAGTGATTTTAAATGAAAGGATATACGCTTGATTACTACGAAAAGTGGGAACGTGACGGTATACTGGACAAAAGGTTAAGTGAGATAAAAGAACTTGTATCAAAAGCAGTACCACAAGTTGAAATAGCAAAGATTCTTGGCATGTCTGAAAAGACAATGTACAAACTTAAGAACAGGCATCCTAAAATGAATCAAGCATTTGTTTTTGGAAATGATGATCTAAAATATACATTAATTGATACATTGATTAAAAAAGCAGTTGGTTATGAGTATGAAGAAACTCAAACAACGATTGAGGAAACTAAAACTGGTACTAAAAAGAAAATCGTTAAATATAAGAAAAAAGCACAACCGGATATGAATGCGGTGAGATATCTCTTGATCATCAAATTTGGTCGTGAGTATAATGATAAAAAAGAAGAAATTGATGCCATGTATGAGCGTTTGAAAAATAGAGAGGAGAAGTGGATGAATGCAAGTAGTGATGAAGAAGACAGCTAGTCTTCTAGCATATGATAATAATCCAAGACATAATGAAGAAGCTATAGAAGCAGTTGCTAATTCCATTCGTGAGTTTGGTTTTAAAGTTCCAATAGTCATCTCAAGTGATAACATCATTATTGCCGGACACACCCGCTTAAAAGCCTCTGTGTCGCTTGGTTTAGAAGAAGTGCCATGTATTATCGCAGATGACTTAAACGAGGAACAAATCAAAGCATTTCGCTTAGCTGATAATAAAACAGCTGAACTTGCAACTTGGGACTTATCAAAACTTGAAGAAGAGTTATCTCATATAGATATGGACATGCTGCAGTTTGGGTTTGAGGAAATGGAAGAACTACTTCCTGATAATGCATCTGATGATGATTTTGACATCACTGATGAAATACCTGAAGAACCATTCTCACAATCTGGTGACATATATGAACTTGGACCACACCGATTAATGTGTGGTGATTCAACTGACTCGGAACAAGTCGCAACTCTACTTGGTGGAGAAGAAGCAGATATGATATTCACGGATCCACCATATAATGTAGATTATGAAGGAACAGCAGGAAAGATTAAAAACGATAAGATGGAAGATGATAGCTTCTATCTTTTTTTATATGAAGCATTTAATAATATGTTTGAACATACAAAACCTGGTGGAGCAATTTATGTTTGTCATGCAGATACAGAAGGACTCAACTTTAGAAATGCATTCAAGAATGCTGGTTTTAAACTCGCTGAATGTCTGATATGGGTCAAGAATGCATTAGTCCTTGGCAGACAAGATTATCACTGGCGACATGAACCCATTCTATATGGATGGAAAGAAGGCGCAGCTCATTACTTTGTTGATGATCGCAAGCAAGATACCATCTGGGAATATAACAAGCCAAAGAAGAATGAAGAACATCCAACCATGAAACCATTAGAACTTGTGGGAAAGGCAATCAGCAATTCTTCAAGACGACATGAATCGATATTAGATTTATTTGGTGGTTCTGGTTCAACCATGATAGCTGCTGATCAACTTGATCGTCAATCATTCTTAATGGAACTTGATGAGAGATTTGTTGATGTCATTGTGAAACGTTATATTAAACATAAAGAATCAGATGAAGATTGTTATTTGATAAGAAATGGGAAAAGGTCTCCAATTAGCCATTTTGATATCTTTGAAAATTAGTTACTATAGTGAAAATAGTGCTTGCTATTTAGTCTCTTTAGAGTGATATATAGTAACCAAAACAAAGGAGACTAAGATTATGGAAAAAGAAATGAATGTTAAAACATGGATTGAAAAATTCAATAAAGGAGATTTTGAATCAAAAGACTATGCAACACAATGTGAAGCTGGCTGGTATGATTGGTTTTGTAAAGATACAAGCTTAGCTGGTAAAACCAAACGCATGGGAAACATTGTAAAGCAAATTAAACCAGATGGCAAAATAAACCTTGAAACCATGTATGTGTGGTTCAAGAATAACTGCCCACTTAATGGTCCACTCTATGATGATTTCAGATTTGCTGATATTGAAACTGGAGATGTACAATTTACAATTCAAATCGCAAGTCCTCATAATGAGAAACGTTATACAGTATATGGTAGAAAAAACAATTTTGATAACCCACTATTTGAATCAGATTCTTCAAGAGAACTTGTGAAATGGTTCAATGAAGGGTGGAATGAATAATGTATAAAGAGTTTAATGCACATCCAAAAGGAATAAAAACTGGAGATTGTGTAGTAAGAGCAATCGCAACAGCAAAACAAATAGACTATCTAGAATGCAGAAGAGAACTAAACCGCTCTAAACGAGAACTTGGATATTCAAGTTATAAAGACACTAAGTTTTTATATGATTATTTGAAAGATTATCCAAGGCTCATATTTAAACCGGTGAAAGGAGAACCAAGAATCAAAGGTAGTGACTTTACAGAGTTACATCCAAAAGGAACATACATCTTGAAAATGGCTGGACATATTACGGCTTGTATAGATGGTGTCATACTTGATACTTGGGATTGTTCATACCGTTCAGTTTATACAGCATGGGAGATAGCAAAATGAAAGTAAACTTTATTAGAAAAGCAACACCGGATGAACTTCTTCCACAAGATGAGTTCATCATTGAAAAAGAGATTATCATTGATTCGGATTTGTTTGAAACATTTATACATGATCCACTTGATGATTATGAATTTATTAAAGAAAACATTGATGTGATGTATTGTGATAATGAAGATGTGTTTCATTGCATCTTAGTAACAAGCAATGAACATGACTTTGGAATCCTCGTTGAATGCGAAGGATATCATTACGCAAGATATACAGCATATTTACCAAAATCAGTACTTAGGAGCGAATAGCTCCTTTTTTACTCATTTATAAAGGAGATGAAGTTTTATGCAAGTAGTAACAAGTGAATCCGTATTTAGTGGACATCCAGATAAGGTCTGTGACCAAATAAGTGATGCGATACTAGATGCCATTTTAGAACAAGATAAAAACGCTCGAGTCGCAGTTGAAACAGCAATCAAGGATGATTTAGTATTTGTCTTTGGAGAGGTCACAACAACAGCGAAAGTAGACTATGCAAATATAGCAAAACAAAAACTTAAAGAGATAGGCTATGAAGATGAGTTTGTTGTCATGGAAAAGATATCCAAACAATCAGCTGATATTGCGCTTGGTGTAAATTCAACTGAATCACACGAACAGGGTGCTGGTGATCAAGGCATTATGTTTGGTTATGCTTGTAATGAAACACAAGAGTTCATGCCAATACCCATTATGTTAGCAAATCAAATATCAAAAGAGATGGATAAGATTCGTAAAGAGAAATATGGACATATCTTTGGACCAGACGGTAAATGTCAGGTGTCTGTAGCATATAAGAATGGTAGACCAAAGAAAGTACAAACGATTGTAGTTTCTGCACAGACAAAACCATGGATTAAGAAAGAGTTATATGAAGATTTAATCATTAATGAAGTCCTGACTAAAGTTTTTGACTTTGATACGATTGTTGATGCGGAAGTGTTAATCAATCCTACAGGAGAGTTTGTCATTGGTGGTCCTTATGCTGATTCTGGATTAACTGGTAGAAAGATTATTGTAGATACATATGGTGGATATGCTAGACATGGCGGAGGAGCCTTTTCTGGCAAGGACGTGAGCAAGGTTGATCGTAGTGCGGCTTATTATGCCAGATACGTAGCAAAAGCCGTTGTAGGGGCAGGTTTGGCCACACACTGCGAGGTGCACTTAAGCTATGCGATTGGCGTAGCAAAACCAGTGAGTGTTTTAGTTAATACCTTTGATACTGGTGTAACATCAGATGAAGAGATACAAGCACTCGTTAACTATGTGTTTGATTTTAGACCAGAAAACATAAGAAAAGAACTCAACCTTGATAAGGTTAAATTCCAGGAGTTAGCAAAGTATGGTCATTTTGGTAGAGAAGATTTAGATGTTCGTTGGGAACATGTAGATGATAAGATAGCTGAACTAAGAAGATTATATGAGAAAGCCTAAAGAAATTCACCGATTCTATAAGTCTGTTCCATGGCAAATAGCAAGAGAAATCAAGATTCGAGAAGCCAAAGGAAAGTGTGAAAGATGTGGTGCTTTAGGAGAAGAAGTTCATCATAAGATAAGACTCACAGTTCTTAATGTAACTAATCCTGAAATCAGTTTGAATCAAGAGAACTTAGAGTTGTTGTGTAAGAAATGTCACAATGCAGAGCACAAGCGTTTCTCAAAGTCACAACAATTTGATGAAGATGGTAATTTGATTTCACGATAAACCTCGTTTTTATAATTCATTTTTGTTATAATTATAAGTATACTGAGGTGGTTAATTATGGAGTTGATGAAAGAATATCTTAATAAAATTAATGGTCGTTTAAATCAGATTTATGATGATTTGATAATTTTACGAAGCTCAGCAATTGTACATCTTAATACCAAAGATAATGAAGATAGTATACATGTATTATTAAATAGGATTGCCAATGAACAAGCGAACGGTTCAATTAATAGAGCAGTTTTAAATTTGTGTGCAATATTAGATGATGATACTCGTGGTTTAAACATATTTAAAATTATTAATAAATTACAAGCTGATCCAAAGAAATATGATTTATCAAATGATAGAGCAAATTATTTACACAAGCAATTTACTACAATATTAACTACTATAAAAGAGAATGAAATTTATCTAGATTTAAAAAATCTAAGAGATGAAAGTGTTGCACATATTGATTTATCTAGTTTAAAAAAAAGTTACAGTTTTCCTGATGGGTTTCATTCTTTTTTTAGAACAGTTGTTAAATTAACTAATATTATTTTTAGTATATTTAACTTACCAGAAAATGATTTCAACTATACTAAAAAGAGTAATTTGGAACTATTATTTGAGAAATGCACCCCCCCTTCATCAAAAAGATTTATTTGAAGGGGTACCGCGTAGGTGGGCAACCAAAAAACACAAGGCAATAATTTTGAAAACTCGATTTCTGTATTTCAATTAAGAAAGTAGGTGGGGATAGTGTCTACAGGAAAATGTAAAATATGTGGTGAGTTTCTTGAAATGACCAAGGAGCATATACCACCAAAATCAGCCTTAAATAAGGGTAAAATCAAGTTGCTCGATCCGAGTGAAACAACAAAACTATTAACTAGAGATAAATTACCTTGGGAGCAAGATGATTTGAAATATTCTATCAGCCAGAATGGTATGTACTTGCAAACACTATGTAAGAAGTGCAATAACCTTACTGGAAGAAATTATGGAAACTCATATAAAGATTTCGTTTTATCCATAGCACATATAATTCAAGAGAAAAAGATTACTTCAGGAATTGGCGTCATAATTGAATATGATAAATTTAATCATTTACCAGTATTTAAGCAAATCGTTTCTATGTTTGCATCTCTGTCGAATATCACTTCAAGATATTCTGTTGTAAAGGAGTTTCTACTTAGCCCTGAAGCTAATAATTTTCCTAACAAGGATATACATATTTTTATAAATATTTATTTAGATGGACAAGATGGTCTGTTCGGACCAATTGCTTCTAGTATTAGCGGAAGCACATTGTTAACTTATCAAATTAAAAGGTATCCGTTAATTATTACAATGGTATATGATTATGAAAAATCTAAACACATAGGTTTTGATTTCGGATATGATATAACTCATTTTCACGAGTATAAACATGGAGATTGGCAACCTCAAAAATTTTTACTGAAAGCTATAGAAAGTCATACTTTTGTACCTACAGAGAATAGAACTAAAGAACAAATTCTTAAGTCATGAAACTATAATGATGAAGGCTAAGATAAATATAGAATACGAGCGATTAAAGTCGCTTTTTTCTTTGGTTGATGAATCAAAGACAGAACTGGTAGATAACTTAATTTATCAAGCTGCATTTATGAAAGTGGAACTTGATAAGTTACAGGAGCAGATTAGGAAGTATGGTGCTATCCAAATTTCAAACAAAGGTATGCAACGACAAACTGAGGCGGCTAAGTATTATACAAAACTAGTGAATTCATATGGAACTGTTGTCAAGACACTTAACAGTATTCTCGGAACACAAGTAGATGATGGAGATGATGCTTTTGATGAATTTCTTAAGAGAGCAAGTGAATGAATTATCTAATTGAGTACTACAATGAAATTAATAATGGGAACATCATCGTTGGAGAAGAACTAAAAATACAAATAGATCAGCTTATACAAGATTTAGAAAATCCACTGTATAGTTTTGATGAACAACCAGGGAACTTAAGAATTGATTTCATAGAAACCTTTTGTAAACATACTAAGTCACCATTTAATGGTATGCCATTCATTCTTGAACTATGGGAGAAAGCATTACTACAAACCGCCTATGGATTTAAGATGTCTGATTCAAGATTACGTAGGTTCAATGAAGTCATATTACTCATTGCTCGTAAGAATGGAAAGACTACTTTCGTTGCGGGCATAGACTTAGCTGAGTTCTTTCTATCACGAGGTGGAGTTGATATTGTATGTGCTTCTAATACAACTGAACAAGCAAACATCCTTTTTGAAGAAATAAATAACATGCGAGAACAATCTCCAGCATTATCAAAAGAAACTAGAAGCAAGAAAAATATTTATCATATCTATTCTCCAAAGACAAAGAATAAAATCAAGAAGTTATCTGCTCAATCGAGAAACAAAGATGGATACAATATCGAAGTTGGTTGCATTGATGAAGTCCACGAAATGACTGATTCCAAAGTCTATGATGCAATTAAACAATCTCAATCAACAAAGAAAGAACCACTTATATTTATCATAACCACCGAAGGGACAACCGTTGGTGGTTTTTTAGATAACAAACTTGATTATGCTAGAAAGATGCTAAAAGGTGAAATACAGGATAGCAGATTATTACCATGGTTGTATACTCAAGATTCAACAAAAGAAATATATGAGGATCCAAACACGTGGCTAAAATCAAACCCTAGTCTAGGTGTTGTTAAACTAAATAATTATCTAGAAGATGTTATGAATAAATCGAAACATGATCTTTCAACAAGAGTCACAATGCTTTGTAAGGACTTCAATATCAAACAAGCGGATTCAGGTTCGTGGTTATCGTTTGATGATTTAAACAATGAAGACAAATACTCCATTGATGATCTAAGAGATTCTTATGCAATTGGTGGTGTCGATTTATCATCAACAACAGACTTAACTGCTGCAGTCTTGGTTATCCAAAAACGAGATAGCAATAAGAAGTATGTCATTCCACATTTCTTTATGCCAAGTGAGGTAGTAGAAAAGAGAATCAAAGAAGATAACGTACCATATGATATTTGGATTAAGAAAGGTTTTGTGACACTCACCGAAGGTAATCAAAATGATTTTAGCCTTGTTACTCAATGGTTTATGAAGATGATTCAAACATATGGTATTAGACCTTTATGGGTAGGGTATGATCCGTGGAACTCACAATACTGGATTAAAGAAATGGAAGACTTAGGTTTTAATATGGAGAAAGTTAGACAAGGAATATACTCGTTATCAGAGCCAATGAAAATTATGGAAGCAGATTTAAAAAACAACTTTGTTAACTATAATAATAATCCAATTATGAAATGGTGTCTTGCTAATACACAAGCTAAAGTAGATCTCAATGGAAATATACAACCATCAAAACTTAACTCGAAGTATAAGAGGATTGATGGTACAGTCGCTTTAATCATTGCATATGTAGTTTTAAATAGGTATAAAACTGATTATGAAAATATGTTATAATTCTCATATGAGGTGGTTATTATGAATGGAAATAAAGTACTATTTGATGGTGAACTAGATATATTAGATGAAACATACGAACCAGTAAAACAAACTATTGAATGGAAAATTGATAAGAATGGGAAAAAATACGCTAATGTTAATTTTTTTGATAGGTCCATTTATAGAAAGGCAAACATAAAAGTATCAATACCATCAAATGAGTTTTCAGGGCATAATTTGCCACATGTTCATGTTGTTGTTGATAAAGAGCATAACTTTTCAGTTGGAATATCTAAAATTGAGATATTAGCTCCGAAAAAGGAATCACGATTGGATAAATCAGTATTAGATTTAACTCACGAAAATATACAGATGTTTAGACGAGAATGGAATAAAGTATCATCATTGATGAAATTTGAGAAAGATGATAAAGGCAAGTATTCAGATATATTCATAAAGACTTAATTGGAGGTGCTTATGGCCTTATTTAACAGAAAAAGTAAAACTGGATCATTTGATGCACTCCAGTTAATCAGTAATTTAAATACATTTTATACACCATTTGGTACGAACATTTCAAAAAGTGATGTGGTTAAGATATGTATTGATAGGGTAGCTAGCCAATGTGCAAAACTTAAACCAAAATTTATCAAAACCGAAAATGATAAGACAGTAACCGAGAAAAAAGGTAGGCTGTCTTTTCTCTTGAAGTATAAACCTAATGAAATAATGACACCATATGATTTTATCTACAAAACGATCACTTTGCTCTTGCTGAATGATAATGCATTTGTGTATCCGAAATTTGATAAGGATTCAGGTGAACTGAAAGGTATCTATCCACTAAGACCTATCACTGTTGAAATGATAGTTGATAGTGGTGATACCTACTTTATCAAGTTCCTATTCGATAATGGAGAGTCATATATTTTGCCATACGATAATGTTATTCACTTAAGGCGACATTTCGGACAAAACGATATCTTTGGTGGGACTGGTTCAAATGGAGACCATGAGGCAATCTTAAAAACGATCTCCATCAATGATAGCTTACTTCAAGGAATCGATAACGCAGTGAAATCATCCATGCAGATTAAAGGTATCTTAAAGATGAATGGGATGTTATCAGAAACAGATAAGAAGAAGCAACGTGAATTATTCGATGCTGCATTATCTGAATCAGTAAGTTTAAAAGGAAGTTCAATTATACCGATAGACTTAAAATCGGAATACATTCCTTTAGATGTTGATCCGAAACTTATCGATAAGGATACACTTGAATTCTTACAAGCTAAGATTCTGGATTACTTTGGAGTGTCAGTTCCAATATTTACAAGTAAGTATACAGAAGATGAATATAACTCATTCTATGAGTCAACGATAGAGCCTCTTGCTATTCAATTAAGCGAGGCTTTTTCTTTAGGATTATTGACGGATAATCAATTAGAACGTGGTGAGGAGATCATCTTCTACAGCGAAAGACTTCAATACGCTTCATGGAACACCAAGGTAGCAGCAATTGAAAAGCTCATGAGTCTAGGAATTATGTCACTTAATGAATCAAGAGCCTTGTTAGGACTTGAACCAATAGAAGGCGGAAACAAACGTCTTCAATCATTAAACTTTGTCGATGCAGATAAAGCGAATCAATATCAAGTAGGAACGGAGGAACTTATAGATGAAAATAACAGTTAATGGAAAGATATCAGAAGATGCTTTAAAGGTTATCTTAGATACACAAAAGAAGAAAACGATTATCATTGATGATTATTGTAAAAAAGAAAAACTCGAGTCACTTTTCTACAAAGACTCAGAGCTTGAATATGAGTATCAAAAACCTGAAAAACAAGTAACACCAAAACCAAAGAAAGTAGAGACCAGAAAAGATGATAAAGGAAACTAGACTCGCAGATGTCACCCTTCATGAAGAAGATGACAAGATGATATTAGAGGGCTATGCATTGGTCTTCAACAACGAAACTCTTATAGGTGATGAAGAGTATGGTTTCCTGGAGGAAATCGATTCAAGAGCACTATCAGAAACGAAAATGAAGGATGTTCCTATGAAATATAATCATATGGACTCCTTTTTAATTATCGCTAGAACCAAGAATCAATCATTATCGCTTACAGTAGATAGTATTGGACTCAAAGTACGTGCTGAGTTACTGGATACCAATACGAATCAAGACATCTATAAAATGGTAAGAAGTGGTTTATTAGACAAGATGAGTTTTGCCTTTACTGTGGATGAACAAGTATGGAACAGAGAAGGTAGAATTCCCAAAAGAACAATTACAAAAATAGAACGTTTGTATGATGTATCGGTTGTGGATACTCCGGCATATGATGCAACTAGTATATACGCTCGATCTTTAGAATCTATGGAGTTGGAACTAAAGGCTATGGACTTAGCTGAGCAGGAACATAAATCAAAAATAATCAAAAAACGTATCAAAATCAAATCACAAATTTAAAAGGAGAAAAAATCATGAACTTAGAATTAAGACGAAAAGAAATCGAGTCAAGACTAACTGAAATCAGAGGTCTTGTCGATAATGAAACAGATATTACTAAATTAGAAACATTTGAAACGGAAACGACTGAGCTTCAAGAAGAAAGAAGTGTTATTGATAAGAAAATGGCGATTGCTAGTAAAACAGAAATTAAACCAATTGTTATCGATAACAGAACTAAAATTGATAAAGAAAAATTAGAACAACGTGCAGCTAGTTTACGTGAATCAAGAGTTATTCAAGTATCAAGTGAAGAGATTTTACTACCTGATCACACAGCATCAGGATTAGATCCATTGCCATTTAGACAAGTTTCGACACTTGTTGATCGTGTTAATGTTATCAACCTAAATGGTGGAGAAACGTATAAGAAATCATTTGTTAAAAGCAATGGTATCGCAGGTACTACACTTGAAGGACTACCTTACAGTGAAACAGAACCTGCATTTGGTTACTTGACAATTTCAAAAGTGAAGATTACTGCTTATACAGAAATCACAGAAGAACTTGAAAAATTGCCAGCTATTCCTTATCAAGCAGAAGTTTTACGTAACATCAACATTTCACTGAAAAAGAAAATCAGTGAACAAATCTTACGTGGTGCAGGAACAACCAATACATTCACAGGAATCTTTAGTGATGCAGCTGTAGCTCTTGCAGATACTACACCACTTGAAATTGAGGCAATTACTGATTCAACATTGGATGATATTGTCTTTGCATATGGTGGAGATGAAGAAGTCGAAGGTGGAGCAGTACTTATTTTGAATAAGAATGACTTACGTGCATTTGCAGGATTAAAAACACCTGAAGGACGAAAAGTGCATACAATTGATTACGTCAGCAAAACTATTGATGGTATTCCTTATATCATCAACTCAAATTGTAAAGCTATCTCAGATAGTAATACAGCAGCTGGAGAGTATGGTATTGCTTACGGTGCACTTACAAATTATGAAGTACCTGTGTTCTCACCAGTTGAAATCGGTAAATCAACTGATTACAAATTTAAAGATGGAATCATCAGCTACAAAGCATCAGTATTCACTGGTGGTAATGTAGTTGGTTATAACGGATTCCTACGCATCAAAAAGAAAGCTGCTGCATAATTGTAGCTTAGACTAAATTAAGAAAGGATTGATCTTATGGCAATATTAGATATCGTGAAAAAAGCATTGCTTATCCCACAATCAGAATCATATGCTGACGATGAACTATCAACTCATATTAGTAGTTGCAAAGCATATCTAACGAGCTGTGGGATTGATCCTTCTTATATAAACGATGAATCGAATCCAATGGTTAGTACATTAATCATAATTTATGTGAAGACATTCTTTGGTTTTAAGAATGATGGGAGTGCAAAAGAACTACCTAAAACATTTGATATGTTGGTAGGACAGATTGCGTTAACAAAAGGAGCAGATGAAAATGTATCCTAATTCTCCTAATATATCTTTAAAACTACTAACTATGGATTTGGTTCAAAATTCTATTGGATCTTCCGTATATCAACTTCAAAACTCGAAAGAAGTTATTGGTATAAACTTCAGTATTACCTCAAATGAATATTATGAGAGTAAGAGATCAGATATAAGAATTGATATTGCACTTAAAATTCAGAGTTTTTTATATGATGGTAGCAAGTTCGCTGACATTGCAGGTGACATTTACAAGATTGAACGAACGTATCAAATCGGACAGTTCATTGAACTCTATTTAAGTAAAACTAAGATCAGAAAGAGTGACATCATTGATTACGCTTGATGAACTCGGAGTTGCTATTTCAAATATGGTAGAAGAATATGCTGAAGACACTATTGGAAAACTTGAAAAGAGGCTAGATGAAACCGCACATGAAATT